TCCATGGCCAGCGTGGGCTCACTTCCTCGTTTCTGCACATGACTGAGGCCGCTTTCTACGAAAGGGAAGGGGTTTTTACTTCTCTGATGAACACGTTGAGTATGGATAAAAATAACATCTGCTTAGTGGAGACTACAGCTCACGGAATGGAAGGGCCGGGTGAGGCGTACTATCAATACTGGGAAGCGGCGATGGCCGGCGACAACGAGTTTCTTCCTATTTTTCTTCCGTGGTGGGAAGATCCTGCGTACATTCTTCCTGCTGAGTTAGCTCAGGATGCCCCGCGTGACGAGTATGAAAAGTTTTTGATGAGCGGCATCAAGCATTGGAAGACAGGAAAAACAGTTTACCTCGGTAAGGATCGCATTGCCTGGTTCCGTGAAACTCTTTCGGCACGGTGCGAAGGAATCTTGGAGAAGTGGCGTGAGGAAATGCCCTCGACTCCAGAAGAAGCCTTTGTTGCTACCGGCAACCCGGCTTTCACCATCGAGGAGATGCAATTCGCGCAGAATGCCATTGTAAAAATCCCGTGGCAGGGCCGGTGTGTGCTGACCGCCGATCAAAAACACGGCCAACTTCAAAAAGGAACAGATGGCCCGCTTGTCGTCTATGAGACCCCACAAAAAGGTCATCATTACTTCGCCGGCGTGGACTCAGCGCGCGGCGAAGAATCCACGATGGCTCCCGGCGATTATGCGGCAATAGTGGTCTGGAACGCTGAAACTGGCGACTTAGCGGCAAGGTATATGTCGCGTGTTTCTCCGGAAGAGTTGGCCCCTGTGTCCGCCGCACTCGGATATTATTTCAACGGTGCGATGCTGAACGTTGAGCTGAACAACATCGGATACGTGACGATGAAGGCTTTGCGCGACACCTACTATTACCCCAATCAGTATCTCTGGAAAGGTCGCGATGATCGTAAGGACAGGTCAAAACAAGGCCAGGCTTACGGCTTTGAGACCAGTGATCGCTACCGCAAGATGATGTTCTCGCTGTTTCGCACAGCGTTGCATGAAAAAAGAGTTGTGACCAAAGACAAAATCTTCGTCGATCAGATGAAGAAGGCCAAGCTGGAGATGAACTGGCGGTGGACTGTTTCGGTTGGCCACGACGATGTTTTGATGTGCCTCAATCCAAAGGAGTTAGTGGAAACTGAGGCCGGTTTTAAACCTATAAGCGAGATTCGTTCGAGTGATCTTGTGCGGACGCACACAGGTGAAATTCATCAGGTTCAAGGTGTCATGTCTCGTGAAGTGAATGAGGAGATGGTTCACGTCGGAGTGATGGGAAATTCTGAACCTGTGCGAACGACGGGCAACCATCCTTACTACGTGTGCCGGTACGAGTGGACCCGGCTGAAGGGCACGCGTAAAGTCACCAAGAATCAAGTTGAGTTCGCATCGTGGAAAGCTGCCGTAGACTTGCGTCTAGGGGACTCGGTCCTGTTTCCAAAGCGGAAGAGCTTGCCGTCGGCCAGACTCCCCGGCGATCAGTTGTGGATTCTCGGTTGGTATTTAGCCGAGGGATCGTCTTGTCCGCGTACTCGCAAGGGGAAGATGGGCCGTGGAGTTGCGTTCAGCCTAAGTTCAGCAGAACGAGATGTGGCGAAACGGCTATGTGAAGTGTTGCTCAAATACGATCCACCTAGCCGCTCTAACCAAAAGCCTCCACGTGTTCAAGAGATAGCGGGTAAGAACGCAATTCGAGTGGTCTACTCTTCGCGCTATTGGCACGGTTTCTTTACGAAGCTCGCGGGAGGATTGCAACAGGTTCGGAAAATTCATCCCTCTGTTTACAATTGCTCCGGGCTGTTACCGCTGGCGGGAGCGTTCATGTCAGGCGATGGATCACAACCGAGGGGGCAACGCGACGCGATCCATGCGAGTAGTACCTCGCGTGTACTAATTCATCAGATCAGGCAGATATTGATCGATGAGGGAATCTGGGCCACCATCAGCAAGCCGAAGAGCCAGGACATTTGGACTCTATGCGCCTCCGCCGAGTTCATCGAGCGATTTGTTGGCATATCGAAGTTTCATTCTGTAGAGCGGAAATTTCACAAACGGCACGTTGTTGAGACGGACGAGGGCTTCTGGGCGCCGATCAAATCTCTGGAACTGGTTCCTTACTCAGGTCCGGTGTTTAATCTCGACGTTGAGGGGGATCATACTTATCAGGCACAGGGAGTGGCGGTTCACAACTCAGGATTTCTCGGTTGGATCGCTTTAGAACAAAATCACCCGGCCCCTTGCCGATCCATCGCCCCCCGTAATGTCATGCTCACCAAAGAGGAGATTGAAAACGCCGGTTTCTCTCCGGTGCGCGGTCAGATGCCTGAATGGTTGCGAGATCCGAGTGTGACGGGTTCAGGGATGCTGCTGACCAGTGGGAACGATCACCTGAAGAAGCTGGAAATCTACAGTAAGAAAAAGCAGCAGCGAAACCGCCTTGAATGGGTCTAGGAGAGTGGAGATGACCAATGATCGAGCAACAAGACCGCAAGTTAATCCTGACCTTTCCGACGCCGGACTCGGCGACGACCTTCGCAGCTTTCTTGCGTCAGATGTTCAGCCTGGCAGAGTCGTCCTTGCCGGCGGATCTGTCATCGACGACCGCGTTGAGCGGGGCACAGGCCGACAGCGCAATCTCCTCGCCACCTTCCGAGCCGTCCCTGGAGACCGTGCAGCCACCTCTGGTTTCCCCGGAACCCGAACTTTTGCCCCAGGCCGCGTTTCGCTCGCGCCACACCGTTCTGACCCCGGAGCGGCAGGATCAACTGTTCAACCAGCGGGCAGCGGGGATGTCGGCCAACCAACGCCTGCTCCGGGCTCAAACGACCTTGAGGGATGGCGTGCTGCCATTCAGCAAGCCGGGGCAGACTCCCGCGCCATCGGGCCAGCCGTCGCCGCGGCAGAGAGCGCAGACGGAGGGAGGCTTCGCGGATGGGGCGCCGAAGGCGCCCGCACTGCGGCTGGCAGTGTCGGCCAATCCCCCAGTGGGGCCAAAGGCGCTGGTCGAGGAACCGCGAAGAAGCCGGCTAAGGCCGGTCCTGCACTCCCCAAGGACATAGCGAAGCTGATTCCTAAAGACGCTGGCGCCGCAGCTCCTCGCGTGATTGTTCCCACCCCCACGGAACGCGCCACAGCCGCCTCTCTCTTCCGCGAGATCGGAGATCGATTCAACACCAATCGGAAGAAGAGCAAGACGGCGGCCTACGCCGGCTACCGTCACGATCTGATGGCCAACCTGGACACGCTGGTCATGGGCGGCGCGCTCGATCTGAAGGATGCGACCACGATCATCACCAACCTGGAGCAGTACACCAAGGAGACCGAGGCGGAATCGACTGAGACCCCGGCGACGATCCTGGGCCGCTGGCTCAGGATGAGCGCGGAGGAGGTGGCCGGGTTGGAAGCTCCTGTGGAAGAAGTTGTGGAAGATGAGGAAAAAGTCGAGGAGGAAGAAGAGTTAGCTGAAGAGATCAACCAACTGAATCCTCTTTCCAATCCAGGTCATGCAAGGAACAGCCATCGAATTTCCTAACGATTTATAAACTGGGCCGTCGGCCGGGGGCTTGCCGTTGATTCGGATCTGGCTGAAGTAGTTGTCTGGAAATCCTTGTAACCGGCAGCATTCAAGCTAAAGCGGGGTCAGCCGACGGACTTGCATGGCTGACCCCTGACCTCCGATCACAGAAGTTTTCCTCGGCGTTTCTGCATCGCGTGTTTGCTGCAGTAGCCGTTTGCATGGTACTTCAAGTTGCAATTCTGGATTACGCATGTCCTTTGTGGATTCGATTCTGTTTCTTTCCTCGCAGTGACAAATTGATTGTCCTTGAGGATCAACGGATCGCCCCACTTCTTGAAGCGTTGATAGTGCTTGTCGCAGTATCCCAAGCCCTTCTGAGGCTGTCCACAGACTATACAAAAACGTGAATTGTGATGTCCTTTCATGTGGCAACTTCGACAAAGTCGTTCCAAGTTCTCTGAATTGTTGTTCTGCCAGTTTTCGTCTTTGTGGTGAACATCCACATTTTCTGAAGACCCACAGCGCGCGCAAGGTCCAGGAGGGCAAATTTTTCTCGCTCTGCGATGCGAGGCCATCCAGCCTACTTTTGTTAGTTTCGGCTTGGCCTCGGTCGCTTTTCCAAAACATATCAGATTGCAGTATTTCTTCTTGCCGAATGAGGTTAAGCATTCCAAGTCCCCATTCAGAGAACGACGTCTCTCCAACTTCTTTCCGCAGGATTCGCAGAATTTCAGTGGAGTCGGTTTTAAGTGTGCGCTCATTGAAACCATCATAATCCAAGGTATCAAGCAATGCAACCCGCGCTGGTTGTCCACCACCCGATGCGCTTCCGATACGGAGGTTGAAGGCTACTGCCTGCGGCACCTGTCGCGCTTCGACTGTGTATGCCTGGTCGTCGGTTCTGATTCCCACGCCATCGGGACCGGCCAGCGGATTCTCGCAGATGGCGCGCTCCTGAATGGCGATTGCCACGCACTGCGGTTGCCCTCCTCCAGTTGGGGCTTGCTTGGTGATTGTGAGCGCGCAATCGGCATTGAATTTTGGTGTTTGCTCTGTCGTGAATGCCACTGCCACCTGCCCGCCGGCATTTGCGTGGCTGCCGGAGAAGTTCATCGAGCGCAGGGTCGGGGAAATTTCTCCGGAGTCGAGGCCTGAGTCTTTGCAGGAGAAAGCGATTGCGTGAACGTCATGCCCGTGCATCGCGTTCAGTGTGAAGCTAGGCCCATCTTCCTGAGCGACGCTGTTGCCCTTGCTGCCCTGCATATTTAGCATGGCCACCGGCACCAGCGGCGTCCCAATTGGCTGTGCCTCTTCTGCTTCGTTCCAGTATCCTCTACCCGAAGCGACGAAAGTCTCGCTCTCGAAGTCCAGCCGTCCGTTTGGACCGCCATGCGCGTTGCAGGCCGTGGCTACGTCAATAGGTCCGCTAGTGTTGTTGCCGCCGAAGCCGGTGGGGACAAGGCAGTCCTGGTCGCGGGTGTCGCCGGGTCGGTCGAAGCCTCGGCCACTTGCTCCAATGCAAGGCGCAAGGTCATAGGTAGGGCTTTCCCTCTTTTCTCGGCTCGGCGGAGTATCCCCCGACAGGCTTTGGCGCTCAAATAGAACCGCTGCGGCACGGCGCCAGTCTCCAAGATGTCCGACAAGGAAGACGCGACGGCGGCGCTGTGGAACTCCAGCGTATTGAGCGTCACAAACGCGATAGGCGAACCCATACCCGATTTCCCCCAACGCCCCGATGAAGGCTCCAAACGTCCGTCCTCCATCAATTGACAGGACACCGGGGACGTTCTCCCAGACCAGCCATCGGGTCCGTAAGCGTTCAGCAAGTCGAGCGAATTCAAGGGTGAGGTTGCCACGAGGGTCAGCCAGTCCAGCTCGGAGACCGGCGACGGAGAAACTCTGGCAGGGGGTTCCGCCAACGAGGATGTCGGGGCGGCAGGGGAGATCGTCGAGCGTGATTTTCGTGAAGTCGCCATAGTTCTTTACTCCTGGGTAATGA